CCACTTTGAGCCGCCGCGCTTGTCTGTACAGCCTTGTTCCCCTCATCCATGCGGAATTGGTAGCCGGGGTCTTTCTCGAATAGCTGGTTATTGAACCGCTGCATTAGCTGACCGTAGCTGTTATCAGCAAGCCCTCCCTGCCCGCCATCAGCGCCGCCCATGGCCTCACTACGCTTACGCCAGAAGTCGCCCTCTACAGTCTGACCAGCACCTTTGCGGCTTTGGTAATTCTTCCACGCGCCAGTATCGGCAAGCTCTTTATCAAGCGCCGTAGTGACTTTTGCCAACTTGCGTTCAACCTTTGCAGGGTCTTTGTATTGCTCTTTCAGATTCTCAGCTTTGCGTGCTAATAGCCAGTCACGATACTTTTTCTCGTCGAAGTTAGCTTGTGTTGTAGCCATCGATTCAGGATCGCCCAAGCCCATCAGGTAGTTGAGCTGACTGATAGCTTCCTCACCAGAATGGCGGTAAGGCTTTAGCCATTGGTTGGCCTGATTAGCCGCCGTATTAGCCGCCATCTGCCCCTGTAGTGTTCCCTGTTGTTGTGCGCTGGCAGCATCACTAGCCGCGCCTGCCTGTTTATTAGCGCCGTATGCAGCCGTACCAGCTCCAAGAACAGCAGATCCAACCCCTACCCATGCCATCGTCATGCTATAAGCCCCTTAATGTCGGTATACGACAAAGCATTAAACTCGTCATAGTCCTTAGCCGTTACATCATCCACAATCTCGTCAGGATCGGTTTTGTCTGTTGGGTGAAACGTAGTCCACACGGTATCAGTCTCGGCAAATACAGCGCGCTTAGTGCCGGGCAATGAAACAAAACGACAAGGCGCTTCCAGTATCTCAAAGCCAAATTCAGTGCAAACGCGGACGCGGCCTTTGCTGATATCGTTAAAATGCGCGTGCTTGTGAATCTTGCCAACCACAGCAGAACCAGCGGGAATCAGCATTTCCCGAATATAAAGCCCTGGCGCGAAATAGTGCGTTAGCGGGAAGTCCCCTTCGAGGAATATGCCTTCCTCAAGCCCGGCCTGCATTGACTGTTGCAAGTTCATAATCCGTTCACGTATATCAAGGTTGCCATGTATCGCAAGCCCGCTCATATCAGGCCATCCGTGAGAATACGCAAGCCTGATCCGCGATTACCGCCGTATGGCAGGTTCACTTCCAGAACAGTACCGCGTGAATTGGTGCGCTTTATCTTGGCTTTAGCGTCTACCATCATTCCCATGATTTGCTGGTTGTTAATGCCGTATTCCGGCATCATTTCCACCGCTAAACAGTAACGCAATAAACGCTCATATCCTGTTGGCAGTGCAACCGTTGTAGCCAAGCCAGCGAATGACGTGATAGGCTTGTTAGACATGAAGTAAAGCGTCCCAGTGCTTGCCAGAGGCCATACAAATACTGTAGCCAGTGGATAGTCAGCCGTGATGTAGACACACGTAGGAATGCCTGTAGAAACGGTTTTCAGATAGATGGAGTCGTATTGGTCGCTAGTGATTTGATCTACTGGATAATCAATCCCGCCAGTATCACGGAAATAGACATTGTTCACCGTTGTTGGGCGCGCCGCGTTAATACCGCCGCCAGTGCCGTAGGTGTAGGATGCTGAGCCGTCAACCGCCACGCTATCCAGCGTATCTGCGTAGATCATCAGCGATTCGTTAGATAATCCAGCCAGCACATCATTCAGATAAACCAATCCATCGTTCGCCATCTCTGCCGTAGCAGTTTCACCACTAGCCAAAACGCCAATAGTTCGGTAAGCGCGTTCAATTATCTGTAGTGCTGTCGTCACTCGCGTTCACCTTTTTAGGTCTTGCCAGGTATTGGTCGAAATTACCCTTAAACACTTCACCTGATGCTAAATGGTGATCAATCTCTAAATTCGGCATACACCACACATTGCCGCACTTCTCACGATAACGCTTACAAAATGCGTAATCCTCACCATGCCAAACCCCGTTTATCACCCCATGATTAAACAGGTCGATACATGGTGAAAACTTATCCCCGTAACATAATTCTGGGTAAGCCGCGTAAAACTTGTTCACTCCAACCGCTGTAATCTTTAAAAATCCCGCCGGCACATCAAGCATCCAGACAAGATTATTCTTTAATACTGGCCTTCCATCTTCCCCGATTTGTACATGCCCCATGTACTCCTCGTCATCTTTCTTGAATCTATACGTTCCCGCTACGCAATTAGGCTCTGACTCGATCAATAACAACAAATCTTCAGCAGCCCAACTTAAATCGTGATCAATAAACACAATCACATCGGCTTTCCAGTCTAGTGCTTTGCGTAACATCGTATTGCGCGCTGCACTGATATATGGATTGCCAATCTCAAAGATAGCCGAGTATTCCCAGCCAGCTTCTTCTACCAGTTTCACGCTTGCAGACAATGATTGCATCGTCACATCAAACGGTTTTGTTATCGTAGGGATACAAAAACAAACGCGCTTTTTTACGCCTTCTTTTTCATGCCCACCACGACCACTGTATAAAACTTTATCTAACATCACGCCTCCCAAGCGTTCCCAATTTAAGATGCGGCAATCAGATGGGAGTCTGACTTTCGGGAATGACCCTAGCCGCAAATCATCAGCAATTAGGCAGTAGCGTAAATGCCCAAGTTAATGCAAGTGTTCATCAATTCCTGTACACATGCCAACTGTGTAGCACCAAAAGATGCGCTAACAGCCAGTGCTGTAGTGTTGTGAACGGATGCGACAAACGCGCGTTGAGCCGCTGGAGTCTTGCCCCAAAAGCCAACTTTGTCAGATGAAGTTGAGCAGATAATCGCACCGGAAGTGCTATTTTCTGTAACCTGTTCGTAGCTAGTGGTACTCATAGTTGTTGCCATGATAATGCCCTCAAAACCGGAAAGAAGTGAAGGGCGGCTGTTACCCCGCCCAACTGGATTAAGCTACAGCCGCGCCAATCAAGCGAGACGCATACTCAGGACGGATGCACTGATAGCCGTACAGGATATCAATACGAGTCAGCAATTGGTCATTACGGATATCACCGTCCTGCCAAACGCGAACGCTGATGCCGTCTTGAGTCATACGACCACACTTGTCAGCACCGCCCACCAAAGGCAAATCAGCAGTGACAAAAGCAAATGCGTCTTTGTGGTACATGATCCCCTGGCGATAACCGGCAGATGCAGAACCGACAAACGCTACAGCAGCAGTAGTTGTGTTTGATGCAACACAGTTTTGCTTCGCACCGGACGTATAGATGCTGCCCTGAACAACGATATTAGTAGTGGTTGAACCGCTACCGCAAACCCACTGCTTCAAGTAGCCAAGGTTGGCCTTAGTTTCAGGATGGCAAGCAAACACGCCAGCAATGGTAAATACCATGCCCTGCGTTGGAGCTGCACTGAAACTAGTAACAGTAATGTCAGCATCGCCGTTAGTGATTGTGTACGTGTCCAAAGTACCAGCAACATCTGCGCTGTTAGTCATAGTCCACAACTTTTCGTTCTCGTACAGGTCACCCATAGCCATACGACCATAGTAGCCTTCACGCTGCGCTTTTTTACCGGCTTCAGGGTCAAAGAACTGAGCCTTCATGCCATTAACCAAGCTAGCCATCTGTACAGAGTCAAGCATGATTGAGCGATCAGTCATCGGAGTACCTTGACCATTCAGGTATGCGCGAGCAGTACCAAGCGGTCCAAGATCGGTGATGGCAGTACCAGCAGTACCAGCTAAGTTTGCAACAAACTTAGTCACGCCGCTAATCACATCGGCTTCAACTTGTGAAACCAGATTCTTGATGGCAGGGGTGATGTAACGCTCACTGATGTAGTCAATACCAAGCGCCATTTCTGCACCAGTAAAGCCCAAGTCAACACCTTTTTGGGTAGCGACTGTCAGGGATACGCTTTCATCTTCCTGGTCTTGCACGTTCATTGCGCGGCCTGTACGAACAGTAGTCCGTGCTGGCAAGCGAACTCGGAGAGCATCACCAATTTTAGCTCCGACTTTTCCAAAGGAATCGTCAAATGAACGGTTGATAGTTGGGATAAAAGATAACGCTTCGTGCAGCACTAGCTGACTTTCGCGCGTGATCATGTCAATGGTTGCAATGGTCTGTGTCATTAGAAAAGCCTCGTTTCGAGATTACATTTTGCGCCCGCGCCATTTTGCGTATTCAGATAACGACATATCCGATCTGTAATTGATCGAAGGCTTGCCATTGCCTGAAACTGGCTTAATTGGTGCGGGTGCTGCCGTTTTCGCTACTGGCCTGGATGATCCTGAGAGTTG